CACCAGCTGCTCCACCTGTCGTCGATAATCAAACAGTACCACCGGTTGCGACACCGGCAGTCTTTACACAAGAACAGTTGGATGCAGCAAAAGCGGAGCAACAAGCAGCGCTTTTAAAACAATTAGGAGTAGAAAACGTTGATCAATTGACGCAGACACTTACTGATTGGAAAGCGCACCAAGAAACACTTAAAACTGATCAGGAGAAGCAGCAAGAGCAGCTTACTAACTATCAGAACCAGGTGAAAGAGCAAGAAGGCGCGTTGTTCAATCTTCAAGCTGAAAACGCCGCTATTAAAGCAGGTATTACAGAAGAAAAGAATTTAAACGCAGTTATTGAGCTTGCGAAATTAAAAGTAACGGGAGATATAGATATCACTGCTGCTATTGCGCAGGTTATCGCAGACTTCCCGCACTTTAAAGATACAGTGGAACAAACACCACCAGACAACGGCAAACCGAAACCGACTTTCTCTAGTGGCCAACATCAACAACAATCGATGACCGAATCAGAAAAATGGGCTGCTGCGTTCGGTGTTAAAAAGCAATAGATTTAAATGAGTCATCTTAAATAGATGGCTTTTTGTTTTACCAAAAATCATAAATCAAGGGAGCGATTCTATTAATGGCTACATTAAACTATGCAACGCAATATCAAGAAGTATTAGTTCAAAAATTTTCACAAGGATTATCTTTCGCCGCTTTATATAACACGCCTAATAACGCTATTGTTAAATGGACTGGAGCGAAAACAATCCAAATCCCACGAATTAAAGTTGGCGGTTACACTGACGTTAACCGTGATGCAGCAGGTAATTACACTCGTCGTGTTGACAATTCTTTTGAACCTAAGACTCTTGGTCATGACCGCGAATTCCGTACGTTAGTTGATCCAGTTGACGTTGACGAGACGAATATGGCTGTTACAATTGCGAATATTACTCGTGTATTTAACGATGAGGAAGCAGTTCCTGAACACGACAAGTATATGGCTTCTAAATTATATGCAGAATTCACGGGAGCTGGAAAAACAGCCAATACAACTGTACTTACTCCTGAAAGCTTCTTAGAAGTATTCGACCAAATGATGTTAGAAATGGACGAAGCAGAAGTTCCACAAACAGGACGTCTACTTTACATTACACCTGCTGTTAAAAAGATTGTAAAAGCGGCTAAAGATTTGCAACGTAAATTAGATGTTGGTGGAACTGGTGAAAAAGCAGCTAACCGCGGTATCTATTCTTTAGATGACGTTACAATCATTACTGTACCATCTACACGTATGAAAACAGCTTACAACTTTACTAACGGCGCTGTACCTGATGCAACTGCAAAACAAATCAATATGATTTTAATTCACCCATTAGCTATGGTAGCTCCACAACAATACGAATTCGTTAGCTTAGATCAACCATCTGCTACAACTGGTGGTAAATACTTCTACTACGAGCGTAAATATTGGGATGTATTCATTTTAAGCGCTAAAGTAGACGGCGTTAAATTCAACATTACTGCTGAGTAAGAGAGGCTTTTATAGCTTCTCTTTTTCTTTTATATAAGAAAGGAATGGTGTAAATGAGTAACACGGTAAAAGTAAAACGTTTAAACAAAGTATTAAACATTGATAAAGACTTCTTAGCTAGTTATCTGAATGACGGTTTCGATCAAATTAATGACGAAGGTAAAATCATTAAGCGTGCTACTGGTGGCCGTAACATTTCAGTGCAAGAGTACAATCAAGCACTTGATAAAATTGATGAGCTAGAAACAGAAATTGCTGAGTTGAAGGCACCTAAAAAATCCGCTGCTAAGTAGGTGAAAGTATGCCTTATATAACTGTTGATTATTACAGAAATGAATACGAAGGGACTCCTATTTCTGATGATACGATGCTGAAACGGATGATCAAAAGAGCCTCTGATGTAATTGATCAAATGATTCATTACAAGTTAGAAAGTGTTGACTTTGACACGTTGCAGCCATTCATCAAGAAACAGGTGATGAAAGCAACTGCTGCTCAAACTGAATTCCTAGCGTTATACGGCGAAACAGCATCAAATGTCATGATAGAGACGCCTGTTATGCAGGTTGGGAAGTTCCGTTATGGACTATTAAGAGGTGGTAAGTCTGAAGGTGTATCAACTGTCGACCCTAGTTTCTCTCATGGTGCAATCAGGTTCCTAGAGCCTACAGGTTTACTTTACAGTGGGGTGGGGGCGCAATGATTAATCTTATTCCTATTCCGTTGCATATGCTCCCCCATACAGTTGAGTATCATGAATACATTGGTGAGGATGACATTTGGGGCGGTGGTTCTGCTTCATATGCTGCACCTATCGTTATCGAAAGAGTCCGTGTGCAACCGAATGAGAAGGTGTATAACGCTACAACAGGTGATAGTGTGACATTCCAATCTATTCTATTCCATGATTCTATCAACTCAGCTCATCCTAATCAGGTTTTCAAAGAGAAATCAAAGATCGTGTGGAATGGAAAGGAAATGTTCATTAAAGAGGTTGAACCGCTTTATACAACAAATCCTGACAGGCCTCATCACACGGAGTTGTACTTACGATGATTAGGGTTAATGTACGAGTTAATACTTCTCAAATCGAGTCTAACGTTATGGGCGCTGTTGAAAAAGCTCAGTTCGCATTAGACCAACAGGTACTAAAGGACAGTAATTATTATGCTCCCGAAGATACTACAGAGCTAAAACGATCTGGCGTCAGGTACAGCAGACCAGGTGAAGGGCATGTCGGTTGGGATACGCCATATGCAAGGCGCTTGTATTACAATCCGCAGTACAACTTCTCAAAAGACGTCAATCCTAACGCACAGGGTTTATGGTTTGAAGCTGCTAAGGCTGCTCATATAGGAGACTGGAAAAGAATCGTCAAACAAACAATGGAAGACAACATATAGTAGGTGATCACATGAAATGGTTAATAGAAAGCGTGATCAAACATTTAACCATCGCTTTACCTCCGAGTACTATTTACGCACCAATCAAAGCAAATGTATTGGATGTAGGGACCAATAACACACCAAGAAAGAGCATTGCCATACGGATAACCCCATCCCCTCCAGGTGAACAGTACTTTGAAGGTGAAACAATACGCAAACAATTTCAAATACTCGTTAAAAGCCCAAATGGATTAGAGGCTATGTCAAGCATCGATGCTATTGCAGACGAGCTTCATAACCTCCACAAACGCAGTTTCCACAGTATCGATACATCTTATGAGCTCATTACGATGGAAAAGTATGTGGAGCCTAATTGGGTCGATAAAACAGAGGCTAACGAGCAAATATATACCGCTTTATTTACTACTGAACTAGAAAAGGGAGGATAACCGAATGTCATTTTTACTAAACCACGGGTACAAATTTAAAATTAATACGTCAACTACAGGTACGAAAAAAATGGAACCTATCGCAAAAGGTATTACATCTGTAGATCCTGATAACAACGAAGAATCAGAAGAAACATATTACTACGACGGTGGCGGCGCTGCTGAACGTGATATCACTGGATTCATGTTATCTTACGGATTTGAAGGGCACCGTTTCTATGGAGATGCAGCGCAGGACTTTATCTTCAGTAAATTAAATAAAGTCGGCCCTGATCGTAAAGTTGACTTTGAGGTAACAGAACCGAACGGAGATAAATGGGAAGGTAGAGCAACCTTATCAGAAATCAAAGCTCCAGGTGGAGATGCGAACGCGAAAGGTGAAATTGAATTTACAATTTCATTCGATGGTATCCCAACGTTCACTAAAGCTGGTGAAGTAACTCCCTAAGGTATGGATGAGTCGTGTTAAGCGGCTCTCCGCCTTTTAATAAATGATTTCATAAAAATATAAAATGGAGTGTGGATTATATGTCACAAGTATTTCAATTTAATTTCGAGAAAACGTATAAAGAGGTAGATGTAGCAGGTAAGGTTTATCAAGTGGAATTTAATGATGATGCATTAAATAAATATCAAAAAGCATTAAAACGTTTCGAGAAATCTACAAAAGAACTACAGAAAGTCATACCAGATTTCGAAAATGCTACAGATAAAGAAATTGATGCGTTAACTGCTAAGCAAAAAGAAATAACAAAGGACGTTGTCGATGTTTTCTTAGGTGAAGGCGCTTTTGAAGAGTTATATGACATCGCTGGTCGATCTGTTGGTAATCTATTAAGTCTAGTTCATTACTTAAATGATTTATACGCAGAGGAAATGATAAAGAAATCAGATAAGGCGCAATCCAAGTATCTAGCTAACCTTAAAAAGTAAGGTGGTCAGTAATGTTTAAACTTACTGATAGAAATAGAGATATATATCATTGGGCAGGTGTCGATATCGAATTAAACCTGTCTTTTGATAATGTCTTGAAAATCATGGAATTATTCGACGATGAGACTATTAGTAATAGAGCGAAGCCTAACATCGCTTTATTGATGCTTATCGTTGATCATGAGCTCCTTAATCAGCTTAACTGGCAAGAGAAAGAGAAGCTGATTGTTGATATCTTCAAAGATAAATTGAATATTGATTTGACGGCAGATAAGAAAGCCGGAGAGATGACGGAAACCCTAGGTAATTCGTTAAATGAAGAAGCTCCGGAAATACCTGTTGTTAACTTTACGTTGGACGCAGAAATGATATTTGCGTCTTTTTTGCATGACTACAATATCAATTTATTTGAACAACAAGGGATACTGCAATGGGGAGAGTTTTTAGCTTTATTTAATAACCTGTCCGAAAAGACGCCGATGCGTACAGCGATACACTATCGAACGTGCCAAATACCTAAGAAAGATAAGCATAACGCAGAAGAACGAAAACAAATTAAAAAAATGAAAGAGCGGTATGAACTTCCGGAAGCTAAAGCCATTAGAGAAGAAATGGAGTATAAGGCGTACCTAAAAAGATTAGAGGCGCAAAAGAGGCAGGTGACTTCAAATGGCTGACGGACGTGTTGATATAGAAACCAGGTTAGAATCAGGTAATATCAGACGAGATGTGCAACGAGTAAATAACGAATTAGGACGAATTGGTTCGAATATGAACCGTACGGCTCGTGATATGCGTAACACGATGGGCCAAGAGATGAACGGGATGGTAGGCGACTCAGAGTATTATGCTAGGAAGTATCGTAGAGCATACGGTGATGAAATAGGCGGGTTAATGCATGATATAGGCGGAAACTACCGCTACATGTCCCAGGAAGCAAGAAATATGATGATGGAAATGCAACAAGGGTTTTACGCTCAAAAGTTAGCGATGATTCCTTTCATGGAAGATCAGATTAAAGCAACATACGGGTATTATAAAATGGCCCAGGGATCTAAAGACTTCCAAGGAACTAACGAGGAATTTATTAACCAAGCAAACAAGATTGGTAAAGCTATGAAAGCCTCTCAAGATGCTCAGATTAATGCTAACAGGCTTGCCATGATGGGAATGCTTGAAACTATTGGTGCTATGAATGCTATGAGTTCTCTAGCGTCTAAGACAACTAAGAACTTAGATCAGATGAAAAACCCATTGTACAATACCGCTAGACCTGCACTTGCATTAGTTGACAATCTAGATAGGGTTGCGCGTAGTGGATCAGCCGCACAAATAGCACTAGAGTTACACGGTCCTCAGGCAAGTATGAAAACTTTAACGGATGAAGCTATGAGACTTAACTCGGTTATGATGGGAATGCCCATCCTAGCTTTGGGTGTCGGAATGAGTATGCTTTTCATGTATGGTGCTCTTCATAAAGCTAATATGGAAATGGAACCTAAATACGCTGAAGCATTCACTAATATGATGGAGAAGCTTACCAAGGCGTTAGAACCTATGAGAAAAGCTTTTACTGCAGTAATGGTACCTATCTATAACTTTGTTGCTAAAATGGCGGAGTTAACTATTGAATTTAACGAGGCACATCCCGTCATGGCTAGATTTATTCAAGGTACCATCATGTTAGTTCCTGCTTTGATGGGATTAATGTTACCTTTAGCATTAGGCGTAGGATACTTTAGAGGGTTAAGGGCTATCCTATTCGCTCTACGACCTTTAATTATGCCTGTTGCAACTGCATTTGCTACATTATCAACTCCAGTATGGATCGTAGCGGCTGCTATTGCAGGGGTAACAGTTGCCTTTACTCATTTTTACAAAACGAACGAGAAATTTAAGGGATTTGTAGACGGGACCATTAAGTCAATCAAAGACTTCAGTAAGAATCTTGTGAAAAACGGCAAGGAATTACTTAACAATGCCTATAAATCGGACATAGTACAAAACTCTATTAAAGCTATGCAGAATGGTTTAAATGTAGCAGGTCAAAAGTCAAAAGAGTTCGGCCTTAACATGCTAAACATGGGGAAATACTTGTATGAAACTGCTAAGTCCGGTGACGCAATGAATGAGTGGGTGGGGCATCTTCCTGAGCCATTCCAAGCTTCTGCGGAGAAAGTAGGTCAATCGGTAGCGAACATTAGGGATTCTGTACTATCATCAATCCCTGTAATTCAATCATTTGGGCAAAACATAGCAAGTATGGGTAAGTATCTCTTCTATACGGCTCTTGACGGTGATTATTTGAATGACTGGATAACTCATTTACCAGAGGGATTCCAGGGTGCGGCACTTAAGATTGGCCAAACAATGAGTGGCATGAGAGAGAGCATCTTAGGTACATTTCCTGCTATTCAGGAGTTCGGGCAGAACGTAATGAGTATGGGGAAATACTTAATGTATACTGCTATCGATGGTGATTACTTTAATGATTGGGTAACTCACCTGCCAGAACCATTCCAGAATACTGCCTTGCAAATCGGCATGAGCGTAGCTAATATTCGTCAAACAATAATTGACTGGGTATCTAGCACAGTCGCTGCAGGTGCACGAATGGGCGTTACCTTGAAAGACATGGGTATGTACTTCCTGGAGGTAGCGAGAACGGGTGACTTCGCTAATGAATCATTAATGAAACTGCCTGTCAATATGATAATGAGTGTCAAGCAGATGGGGATTGCCCTTGCTGAATTTAGAGCGGACTTTATCGCTACCTTCCCAGTGATAGCGGAATTCGGTCAGAATTTATTGAATTTAGGGCAATACATCTTACAAGTGGTACTAACGGGAGATATCATGAACGGTTGGTTATCGTCAATGAGTGGCGGTTTTCAGAACGTCGCTATCTTGATTGGTACTGCTATAGAGCAAATTAAGACTAGTATTGGTTACTTTGTTGAAGCTATCAGGCTTGCTATGGGTGGGGACACTTCTCAACTAGGACAAATCTTCTCAACTATTATGCCTACACTTATTACAATCTTGGTAGGAGGCTTGCCAGGGTTACTTTTAACCGCTATGCGCTTCTTACCTACAATCGTAGAAGGTATTAACAATATGTTCCCTAATTTCCTAGAGACTGCAGGTTCTATATTGTTGAAGTTTGCAGAAACGATAGTGGGGATGCTACCTACGATAGTACAGATCGGTATTGATATCATTTCTAAGCTAGTAGACGGATTAGTTACGGCATTACCTATAATCGTACAAATGGCTATTGACGTTATCGTTAATACTACGAATGCGCTCATGAACGCCGTTATTGCAATGGCTCCTAGCCTTATAAATGCAGGGCTTGATATAATCATGAAAGTGTGCGAAGGAATAGCTAACAACCTTCCTAAACTACTAGAAATGGCTTTACAGATCATCGAGAAGCTTTTAACTGGTATTAATAACCTACTACCTAAGATTCTTGAAGCAGGAATTAAGATTTTAACTGAATTAATTAATGGTATTGTTCAAAGGTACCCTCAATGGGTGCAAACGGGCTTTGACATGATGAATAAGTTTCTTGATTCGATTATTAAGCACTTACCGCAAATTCTGCAAGCTGGAATAGATATTCTTTTAAAATTAATTGACGGTATTGTAAAAATGCTTCCTAAATTACTAGATATGGCTATCAAGCTTATTATCACGTTAGCAAAAGGAATAGTAGACAACTTACCTACAATCCTAGAAAAAGGTATTCAGATACTAGAAATGCTTATCCGTGGTATTGCAAATTCGATACCGAAGCTAGTAGTAATGGCTATGAAACTTATTTTAGAGTTTGCTAAGGTAATCATACAGAACTTACCACAAATTATAGAAGTCGGTATTAAGTTACTATTAGCGTTAATTGAAGGTATCCTCAAAACACTCGGGCGCCTTACCTCTACACTGGTTGTAGAAGTACTAGGGGCTATTAAGAATACTTTTAAGGACGCTGGAACATTCCTGTTAGGAGCCGGAAAAGATATCATGAACGGTTTAATTAACGGGATTGCGTCTAAGCTTAAAAGCGCAGTAAAAACCGTTAAAGACGTTGCTTCTAGTATTAAGGAGACAATCAATAATTTCTTTGACATTCATTCTCCTTCTAGGGTTATGAAAGAAACGGGAGGATTCATTACGCAAGGTTTGGGGATAGGGATTGGTGATAAGGCTAGATTTGCTATTAATAAAGCTAAGTCACTTGCAGAGGCGGTTATGGATGGTTTCCAAGCTATCACTGAAGATATACAGATGGGTGATCTTGTGTCCGGTGATATCGATAGCGCTGCTTTACAATCTTCATTCGCTAGTTCTAAACGATTCGTTAACGATATGGTTAATGTTAATCCTACATCCCAACAGGTCGCTTATAAAGCACCAAAACAAGAGCAACAAATTAAAACAGCGTCTCCAGATAATAACCAAAGTAATCAAGGTAATACGTACATCGTATTAGATAAAAAAGTTGTCGGAGAAGCATTAGCGCAACCTGTAGAAACTACGAATAACAGACGAAAACAACGTCTTGCACAATTTAAACCAACTGTAACGCCTTCCTTTTAACTAAGGGGGCGTTTTTTATAGATAAAATATCGGAAGGGGGTAGTCAAATGCCATCAGGTAGTTTTTCATTTAACGGGATACGTAAAGACTACATTTTTATCTTAATGGGATTTAATCGACCTGCATGGTCTCCTATTGAGAGGGATATCTTAAAGCTTCCTTCGAAACCAGGGGGATATCTCCTACAAACCAATACAAATGTTAGAACAATAGAAGTTCCCGTCATTATCAAGGCAGGTAGTCAAGGTGAAATGCAACAGAAGAAAGAAGATTTAGCGGATTGGCTTGTGACAGATCAACCTTGCGAGCTGATTTTTGACGATGAACCAAATCGCACATACATGGCTGTAATTGATGGTGAAGCGGATATAGACGAATTAATTTTCAGAGGAAAAGGGAAAATTACATTTGTTTGTCCTATGCCATATAAATTAGGGGCAGTTCAAACTAAAGTTATGTCAATACAGAATCAAGAGTTAAAAGCTAATTTTGAAAATAAAGGAACAGTAGAAACGAATCCCGTTATTGATATTAAAGTGGCAAATCCTAGTCCATTCTTAGATGTATGGAATGATGATGAATATTTTAGACTGGGTTATCCCACAGGGGTAAAAACTCGTGTTGTGAAACAGAATGATCGTCTCATATGGGACGAAATGACCAATTTGGCAATTTGGGAATCGATAACTGGTCAGATAGGGCCTTACAAAAGTTCAGGAACTATGAAGGTATGGCAAGGGTATGCTTTTACACCAGAATCATATGGAACGGGTACGGATGTTGAGTGGCATGGTCCTTTTATGAAGAGAACTATTCCTAATACAGGAGGAGTTATTCAAGACTTTAAACTTGATGTACAAATGACTTTTCAGTCTGAACACTGGAACAGAATGGGCAAAACGGTCGTAATGCTTTTAGATGCTAATGACAATGTAATAGTTGAATTAGCGATGGCGGATGAATATATGAGTCATGAAATGACAACAGCGCAAGCGATTATTGATCCGGGAAGCTCTAGAAAGTGGATTGCTGACGAGATGGGCACGTATTCTGATACATTTAACGATTTTAGAGGACACGTTTCAGTAGCTCGTAGGGGCAAAGAATGGAGCTTCTATTTTGCTAAATATCGTAAGAATACTGAAATAGATGATGCTAGTTTTGTTCGTGAATGGAGAGATGAGTCTGACAGTAACCCAATGACAGCTAGACCGGTAGCAAAAATAGCTGTAGGGTGTATTGCTTACGGAAAAAATCCACCAGCAGATATCGCGTTTATAGAAGATGTTAAGTTTTGGAAAATCAATACTTTAACAATAGACGAGACTCCTTATATTTTTGATATAGGAGACAAAATACAGATAGACACAGAAAGATCATTAGTAACAATAAACGGTACAAATGCAATAGGTTTGAAAGATATTTTCAGTCGATTCCCGATTGTGAAAAGAGGTGACAACAATATCATTGTACGTCCCTCCAATATAGGAACTGCTACATTAACATACAGGGAGAGATACAAATAATGAGGAAAGTAAGCGGAGATTTACACATTGTAGACTTTAAAACAAAACAAATTATCGCTTCTATTCAGCCAGAAGATTATTTCGATGATCTAAGGCATTGGGAGATTAAAGATAATGTTGACATACTGGACTTCAAACTATTAGAAGATTCTCCGTTTCTAGATTATATCCAACAAAAGAATTTGATATTAAAAGAAACTAACCCAGGTGTTATTACTCCCTATGTAATCACTTCTATCGAAAAAGACTCTGAAGCTCACAATGTTACTATCTATGCATCAGGTGAGTGGATTTTACTTGATAAAGAGAATTATATAAAACCACAAGAGATTAAAAGTTGGAGTGCTGAACAGTATTTAACACTCGGCATCACAGGTACTGGATGGGAAATCGGTCTTATCGAAGCAGAAGGTAAGCGTTCCTTTAAAATTGAAAAGTTCATAAGTCCTCTACAATTCGTTCAGCAAATCGCAACTCTCTTCGACAACATCGAGATCCAATACAGAACCGAAATTGGAACCGGAAAACTAAGAAGATTCATTGACCTTGTTAAGAAGCGCGGCAGAGAAACGAATAAAGAGGTTACGCTTGGTAAGGATTTAGTAGGTATCAAACGTATAGAGAACTCTGAGAACATTATTACGGCATTAGTCCCGTATTATATAGGACAAGATGCAGAAGGAAATGACAAGTTAATCACTATTGAATCTGTGAATAACGGATCTCAATATATCGTCGATGACGCAGCGTTTCAACGTTGGAATGTGAACGGAAAGCATTTATTCGGCTTCTATACACCGGAATCCGAAAAAGACGAACTTACTCCGGCCCGATTGTTAACATTAGCCAAAACGGAGTTGAAAAAGCGTGTTTCTGCAATCGTTACTTACGAAGTGAATTCCATTGACATATCTAGCGTATTTGGATATGAACATGAGGATGTAAGTGAGGGTGACACAATACGCATAATTGATGAAGGAATGACGCCAACTCTTTTCCTGGAAGCAAGAGCTATCGCAGGAGACGATTCCTACAAAGATAAGCATCAAAACAAGCACACATTCGGAAACTATATAGAAATAGTTGACCAAGATGAAGCATTGCGAAAACTGTATCAAAAGATGCTTTCAATGATTAACGACAAAGTATCGAAAGAATGGTTTGCTGCTTTAGAAGAAAAAGCAAATGATGCAGCGAAAAAGGCGAATGAAGCTGTTGAAGAATCGCAATCGGCTAAAGATGTAGCGAATGCTACAAAAGATTACATGGAGCAGAATATGGTTGATATTATAGAACAACCAACAGCTCCTAATGAGAATTTACGTGATGGAAAAACTTTGTGGATAGATAGTTCTGATCCTGAAAACAAGGTGCAGAAGCTTTGGAAAGATGGCCAATGGAAAAGGGTTACTCCTGATACAGGCCCCTTACAACAAAGTATTAAAGATGTTAAGGAAGATATTGAAACAGCAAAAACAGAATTGAATCAAAAGGTTCAAAGTGTGGAAGGTAAAGCGCAAGAAATAGCTGGACAAATAGTAGATGTTCAAAATCAGGTTAACGGAAAAGTAGATCAAACATGGATTGATAATCAACTGAAGGATAAAGCTGATAAAACTGGTGTTTATACGAGAGATTACATCGATAATAATACTGTTGGCAAACAAGTATATGAAACTGATAAGCAAGGGAACGTACAGAAATTCCAGGATATCAATACATCTATGGAGCAAACGAATGAAGCTCTTAAACAGAAAGCTGAGAAGTCAGAGCTAACGAAAACAAATGACGGTTTAACTAAACTGCAAAACAAAACGAATGAAATTGAAACAACAGCAAATGGCACTAAACAAAAGTTAAGCGAACTAGAAACCACTGTCAATAACACGAATGTCGGTGGAAGAAACTATGTCCTTGATTCTGATAAATTCATATCACCACCTAATACTGTGCAAAATTTCAAATTTGTAAATGATTTAAAAGACTTACAAGGGAAACAGGTTACATTAAGTGTTTATGTAGAAATTAAAAACGCAAAAACGGGAGTTAATCCATCTAATAGAATTGGTTTTGAACCTTCTATAAGATATTCCGATAATTCAATTCAACATTTAGGCGCTTGGTTAAGAATAACGGATGGTATGAATTTTAAAGGTATCATAAGTACGACTGTGTGGACTAAAGATATAGAAATCTTAAAATCAGAACAAAATGCAGTGTATATTCAGTGTGGCGGTGACTATGTAAAAGTAGGTAGACCCAAAATAGAAATTGGTAACAAAGTAACTGACTGGACACCAGCACCAGAAGATCAAGTAA